AATCATCAGTGCGGCGATCGCCGCAATCAGCGCGGGCGGTGGCATAGGTATTTTTTTCGACCGCAAGCACAAGAAACGGGCGGCCGAGTTAGCCAATGAGTCCACCGTATCGTCGCAGTGGAAAGAACTGTTCGAGCGATCGGAAAAGAAAGTGGATGCCCAAAGTGACAAAATCGAGGGGCTTTATAAAACGATCGGCAACATGCGCTCTCAACTCGACGGGCTGGCATCGCAAAAGGCCGTGCTTACTCTGTACAAGTGCTGTAAAGTAAATTGTCCCGATCGGGAGCCGCCTTTCGGATCACAAGAGAAAACACATAATAAAAACCACGAACAACAATGAACAACAAACAAATCGAATTTGTCAAAAAAGTGTACCCGGCAGCGGAACGACTGGCCAAGGCCGGCGGCGTCAGCCCCCTATTCGTAACCGCGCAGGCGGCGCTGGAAACGGGCTGGGAAATCCGAGGGATCGGTAACAACATTTTTGGGATCACAAAAGGAAGCTGGACCGGCGACGTGTCGCTGGAGCTGACAACCGAGTATTTCAAGACCCCGACTGTGGCGTTCAAGGCTCCCGAGCGGGTTGTGTCGGTCGAGCAAGTTGCGCCCGATCGGTACAAATATCGCGTGTATCGCCTTTTCCGTGTATACCCGACCGTGGACGCGTGCCTCGACGATCACTTGGCGCTGCTGAAGAAACCGATGTACGCCGATGCGTGGCCCTACCGGGGTGATGCCAAGGAGTACGCCCGCCGCCTGGTGGACAACACGGGCGCAAAATACGCCACGGCGCCGAATTACGCCGCTATTATGGCCTCGGTGATCGACACCGTGGCAAACATCGTAAAATCACTTTA